TTTAGTGATTGATTTATCTTCATTAGAAGAATTAGAAAATCCTAACCATTTATCACACGCACTTTCGTGATCGTAGTATCTTGGATTTCTTTTTTCTTCTTTCCATTGTAAATCATAATCTGGATTAAGACCTTTTGCTTTCATTTCTTCTCGATAATAAGCACGACCAAAAGCACTTGATCTATGATAACCAGATAGACTTGGGTCTAAAGTAAAACTGACTTTAATATCATCAGTATCTTCTTCCCCTAAATCATTTACAGTTGGCATTCTAAACTCGAAACAATTATCATGGTACAATTCCCCACCAGACCTATCATACTTTTTTATCATTGATCTAATTGTATCGACATCTTCTTGTGGTTGATGTGATCTTACAACATTATTAACCAACTCATAAACTTTTGGTTTCATAGTATCGTAAGTGTTTTTTGCGTCTTGCCACTCTTGTATGACAGGACTATCTTCTCTTTCCCAATGAGATTGAAAAACATTTTCTATTGTTTTTCTTTTTTCTGCATTGAGTGTTAGTCTTTTATTTTGCATATTTTCCTTTCATTTAATTTATTTCTTTTAAACTATTGAAATTTATTGTCAAGGGATTATATAGGATTTATCAAAATAAAATTTGTACATGACTTTTATTTTGGTGGACAACTTGCAGTTGTAAAACAAGGTGCTGTTCACACCTACCTTTCGCAGCTGCAACTGATCCCTGGTCGCTGCTTAAATGCACTCGGCTGGCCTAAACCATCGGTCCTTTACCGGAACGAAGAGGGGCAGTGACCTGGGATCAGTTTAGAATGATTTTAATTAGCAAGAAAGAGCTTTGAGCCACAAGCTTCAAGCTTGACAATGCTTCCTGGATAGTGTAGGATGCATTTAGAAAGAAATAGGAGGAAAACATGGATACAACACAATTAAAAAGAATAGCTGATACGCTGGAAGAGATCCTGCGACTGGTTAAGAAGGACCAGGAAGAGAGCAAGAAGAGATGGGCAGAGAGTGAAAAGGATTAAACACAATGACCTTGTGCCATGGTTCACAATGGACCATGGCACCTTACCAGCCGGCTACCTGGCCAGCTGTAAGAAATTCTTTGAAGGACTGAAGCAGCAAGCAACAAGCCCCAAGCCGCAAGCTCCAGGCTGCAAGCTTGACAGCTGGCCGGATTTATGTTATAGGAGAATAAAGGAGAAAGATTTATGAAAGTAAAAGAAGCAATTAAAATTACAGACTCATTTACAAAAACGTCTAAGATGCCTGGCCTGAGTTACAGCCTGCCAGCGTGGGAGTGTAAGACCGGGTCGAAGCTCAGAAAAATCAAAGGCAGCGTTTGCAGTATGTGCTATGCTCTGAAGGGTAACTACACAAGATATAAAGCAATTAAAGAAGCTCAATACAGAAGGCTGGAGGCAATGAAGTCACCGCTATGGGTTGAAGCAATGATCACAATCATTAAGCGTCAAAAGTGGTTTCGCTGGCACGATGCAGGGGACGTCCAGGACCTGGAACACTTAAATAATATTTATAAAATTTGTGAAGCAACGCCTGACACCAACCACTGGTTACCAACCCGTGAAGCATGGATCAAGAACGAGCTTGACCGGAAGCCAGTCAACCTGGTGATCAGGTTCAGCCCTCCTATGATGGGCCAGCGGGTGGACACGTGGCCCAACTCTTCGATGGTTGTTGACAGTGGCGCGAGCTGCCCGGCCCCTAACCAGGGCGGCAAATGCAGGGACTGTAGACAATGCTGGGATCCTGCTGTAAAAGTAGTTTCATACGGTAAACATTAATGCACGAATTTAAACATCCAAAATATTATACAGAATTACGCAAGCGTAATAAATCGGATCAGGCCATTAGCAATGCTGAAGCGACGGCTACAAGCGAGCGTGCGACTGGTCCGGGCCCCAAGCGTCAAGCTACAAGCCGCAAGCCTCAAGCTCCAAGCGACAAGCCTCAAGCCCCAAGCCACAAGCATCAAGCTTAAAGCCACAAGCATCAAGCTCCAAGATCTGTGAACCACGGAAAAGTTTCACGGTGCCTGAACCAAGGTGCTCAATGCAGATGAAAGTATTGTTAGGATGCTTCACGTGAAACGATATTTGATGTGGTGAAAAACGAACCTTGTTACCCCTCGTAACTTTAAGTTCTAATGTAAAAAAGTGGCCAGAAGTATTATAGCCCAATAGATCGGGAGTACCGAGAAGGCTATTATTTTCAAGTCGAATCCAGGAAATAGATGTAATATTTTTCTTAATTTTTTTGTATAATTTAGCCTCTGGGCCCATGCTGTTTTTAAGGTTACATCGTCATTCATTAATAGTCCTTCTGGAGTTTATCTGGCAAGATAAGACTCGAAGGCTTTTCAGTTTTTAATACTAATCTATGACTATGGTGTCCCGGCATTCCCACAATTGGATGCACGTTCTCATGAACTTCCATACGTCTTATTGCATGTAACTTACCGTTGATCTCTACAAATATGACTGCGTTCTTAACTGCTTCAGAACCTTGTGTAAAAGAACCCAGGAATTGTTGTAGATCTTTTACTCTCATGAATCTTTTCTTGCTAACTTATTTGATAAATCCTCTATCACTTTTTTATAACCTTGCAATAAGTTTTTATCTTTTTCTGCTTCATAAGATTTTTCTTTGTAGTATTGTAATTCTTTTCTTAGCTCTTGGTTTAGTTTACGGTGACCATCGTTGATATCTTCCAAGTCTTTTACTCTTTTAGTAAGTTGTTCTATTCTCATTTCTAAATCGTGTTCTCCTCTATAATCTTTGTGTACTTTCATGATTGACAATATAGGAGAGTTACCTTAAATTGTCAATATGGGACTTCCAAAAAGATTAACAGAGATGCAACAGAGGTTTGCTGAATTTTTAGTATTTGGTGGACCAGACGGACCTATGACTCAATCAGAGGCAGCGCTGGCTGCTGGCTACAGTCCTAAACGTGCAAGACAAGAAGGATCTGAACTCTGCAATCCAAGACAATCACCACTTGTAGTAAAATATATTGGTCAGCTCAAAGAAGAGAGACTAAAGAAACACGAAGTTACTTACGAGGGACACGTTGCAGAACTCGCTCGATTGCGAGAAGCAGCTTTGAAAAAAGGGAGTTTTTCTTCTGCGGTAAATGCTGAAGCAAACCGAGGAAAAGCAGCAGGATTATATATAGACCGTAAAATAATAAAAACAGGAAAATTAGAGGACCTATCAGAAGCAGAACTAGAAAACAAAATGAAACAAATTCTATCCGATTACGAGCCGCTGCTAAACGCGAAGACTGTTGAGGGTGAGTCATCAGACGTTAATGAATCTTCGTTATCCTCTTCACACAAGAAGTTGGAAAAACCGATCTCTCCGAAAAGTGAATAGAACCATCAGGTTCAACATCATAACCAGAAAAAATTCTTACTGTCTCTGCATCTTTACTAAACAACCAACCTTCGCTTACAGGTGTTGCTAGTTTCATATCTTTAAACTCTTTCTCAGAACCCCAGCCGCCCTCTGTGATGATATCAATCCAATCTATACGCACACGTTGGTACGGAAACGGCACTTCTTGTTTGACCGTTTTAGGTTTGGTGTAGCTATTTATTCTTCTCGATTTTTTTCTGGGCATAATTCTTTTTATCATATTTACTATAGGGATCTAGAAAGTTTTGAACATAGCAGATATTTTTTAAACCTTTCGGGGTAGGGCATTCCATAGTTACCTATATGGTACAAAATAATTTGTCCCTCTAAACCTAATTTGTACCATAAAGTGTCCACCCTAAAGTCATATAAATCAACACTTCTAGACCAAAAGTACAAAAGTACACTTTTTTTTGCTACTTTTTTTAAAAAATTTTTTAAAACTTTTTAGATCCCTATAGTACGGCTTTGTCTGTCCCATTTTTGCCATAATGTAGCTCCATTGTTGCCAACTTCTCTTCAGCATTAGCCATATTTTCCAGTAATTTATCTATTTCTAAGGTAATATCCGGATGTTCGGGTATAATTATCTCCTGATCGCTGTAGCATTTAATCTTATACTTGCTATCCTCTATTACAGCCTTGTATCTTGCTGTCATTACTTCTTTAAGTCTTTGGTTCATTAAAATCCTCCGCTTTCATTGGTTTAGTTCTTTCTTTTTCATCAAACTTTAGTTCATGATACATGTCTAATCGTTTAAGAAACTTGTGTTTATATTGCCTTAATTCTGCCCCACTTACGACAAATTCTTGATAATATAGGTCAGGCGTGCATACCATGATAACTCCTTGCTGTATTCTGGAGTCGTGAACGTAGTCATGGGCCATGGCGTATGCTGCGATTTGCAAATAATAATCCTCAATCCATTCTTTCTTTTTTGGACGATTGGCCTGTTTAAAGTCAACAACAGTTTCCATGCCATTGTGTAGGCATACAAGATCTGTTGAACCTGCGTATAGACCCGGATAGTATAACGTAACTTCCGAACCATAGTATTCTTCCACAGGTGTAAGACCCACATCAATAATTTTTTGGGCCATGGTTTTCGCCTCTTGTCCGAGCCCTGTAAGATCATCGTAGCCAGTGCCGAGTATATGGTGTTCGAGGAATTTGTGCATGCTAGTCCCTCGCTTACTAGATAAATTCTTGATTCGCTCTGCTGCTTGTTCACCGACTTTGGCCTTCCATTCTGTTAAAAATTTTTGATCTTTGGTGGCCCCTAATACAGTAGTTACACTCGGAAGTCTATACCCTGCAACATCATAGATCCGTGATCCATGGTCCGAGAGCTGTGTACCTTGTATATAGTTGTATTTATTATTCTTCTTCATCGTCGTGCATAGTTTTATTTATAATGTAATAAGCTATAAACCCACCAAAGCTAATGGCTAACAAACCAATGGCCAACATTCCTATACCATAGCCCGCTGTCATTCAGCATTCATCCATAATTTATAAGCTTCTAAGTTTACAACATTACCATTCATCACTTTGTGATCTCCGTAGTGATCAATGATCTTTTGAATTTTATCTAACTTAGTATGTGAGTATGGCCAAAACAATCTCGCAACA